AATCCACCAAAAAAAGATAATAGAAGAAAAGGAGAAGAAGTTGCAGTTGCAGTTTTATCAGACTGGCAATTAGGTAAAATTACTGCATCTTATAATTCTGATATAGCAGCTGGTCGTGTCGCAGAGTTCGCAGAAAAAGTTGTTGAACTTACAAATATACAAAGAGCTTCTCATCCAGTAAAGAAAATTCATATATGGGCATTAGGAGACATTATTGAAGGTACTGATATATTCGCTGGTCAACAGTGGCTAGTTGATTCTGGACTATACAGACAAATATTTAAAAATGGCGCAACTATGATGGCAGACTTTTTAAGAGTAATGTTAGCTAATTTTGAAGAAGTACATTTCGCTGGAGTAATTGGTAATCATGGAAGATTAGGTAGATTTGGTCAACATCACTATGAAGATAATGGAGACAGATTCTTATATGAGACAGTAAGACTAATACTTGCAGATGAGAAAAGAATTACATGGGATATACCAGAAGGTAGAGATGGAGATAGAGCATGGTACACAGTAGATAGAATTGGAAATTATAGTTGCATGCTTATACATGGAGACCAGATTCGTGGAAGTTTAGGTATTCCATTCTATGGAGTTCGCAAAAAGGTATTAGGATGGAAAGCAGCGGCAATGGATGGACAAATGCCAGACTTTAAGGATGTAGCATTCGGACACTGGCATCAACTCTATCAACAAGAATTTAATGGTATAACAGTACGTTGTAGCGGCAGTACAGAAAGTTCAAACCATTATGCGTTGGAGAATCTAGCTGCACAAGGCAGACCGACACAAAGGTTAATGTTTGTGCATCCAGAGAAGGGCTGGACAACAGTCGAATATCCAGCGGTACGATTAGGAACGAAGGAGTAAAGTTGGAATACTGGAAAAATGCACTTATTCGTGGACTTAGAACTGGAATACAAAGCGCGCTAGGTATAATCCTCGCATCGCAGGCAGGTTTTATGGACATGGACGTTTTGGCAGCAGCTGGAATTGCAATGGTAACTGCAATGCTATCAGTAGCGCAGAATGCCATCGAAGATGCACCAATTAAAATCGGTAACAATATACCTAAAGGTTAATGTCTTTATACGCTAGAAAACATGGAATCAAAGGTCGTAAACCTAAAAAGAATTACGATGAGCGTATTTGTGAACATGAAAGCTGCGATATAAAACTATCGATTTACAATAAAAAAAAATTTTGTTATACTCATACAAAACCAGTAAAACGCTGGTCTAAGTAAATAAAGAAAGGTAAAACTTTCTATCTTTACTTCGTGTTTAATTAGCACTGATGTGATGGATTAGGCACTTGTACAGTATGAGGGGTCATACAAAAAGAAAATCCGACTTTCGCAAGTCGGATTTTTCTTTATCGTAAAGGATGGTTTATCTTTTACGTACTATACATTTAAGGGTAATAAATGTTATGCGTTTAGTTTAGCATATCTTTCTTTTATAGTGTTAGCTAAAAGTACAGAATCAGCACCACCTAATTTTAACAATTCATCTTTAGCAGCAGATAATGTATTTACTTGTTGTAATTCACAATCTGCTAATGATTCATTTAATAATAGTAATAACTTACCACCAGTAACAGACTGCTGAATATCTTTTAGTACATCTAATGCACTATTAGATTTTTGGGCTGCATCGACAGGGGTTGTTGATGTTTCATCAGCAGTCTTATTTACTGGTTTATCTGCGTTAAGCAAATCTACATCTTCCATTTCTTCTTTAGTAACACCAGCACTTAAAAGAACACGTAAACATCTTCCACGACTTTTAGTTTCTGCCTTCTCAAACCAATGCGGATTAGCAGGAGTTTTTTCAACTCTAGCGTGTCCAGTGCATTTAAGTGGTGCTTCACTATTTACAAAGAAACTTGTTTTAAACACTACATAGCTATCAGATATATCGATTATTTCTGATTTCAAAACACCTTCTGGATATTTTGTATTCATTTGTTCGATTAATTCATCGACACCTACGTAGTCATCAAGAAAACTACTCTTCTTCTGATTTTGATTTGTATAATTCATTCTTATAACCATCCTTCTTTTCTTTATCTAATACATTTTCTAAAAGCAAAACTAAAGCATGTGCTATTGACAATAACATAATCGAATTAGTATCAACATTTTTAGATTTAGCAAACGCTTGAGCAGTTGCCTTTAGATTATTTTTTATTTCATCTAATGTCATGGGTAATATTATAGAACTTGTATCATTATATGCAACACTTGTTATAATAAATTTTACAAATAGAAGGGAGTAGGAGTGGACTACTTAACATGTAAAGATATAGCTGCCATGTTCAACGTAAAATTAAGAACAGTTTACGTTTGGATTAGGCGTGGTAAAATTGGCAACCACTGGCTGCCAAGTCCAGACATGGTAATAGATGGTAAACCTTTATGGAAAAAAGAAACCATCGAAGAAGCTAGAAAGGAAAAAGTATAAAGGATGGTAAATGGAATTATTACGTGGACAAGTTATACCGACTAATCGTAATGGTAAGAGGGTATCACAAGAAGATAAAGTAGCATGGGCGCTAGAAACTTTTGGAGAAGTTACAGGAGATGAATTTACTTTTGATATGCGTATCAAAAGATATGGTGCTAGTATATTCACACTAAGAGATGAAGGATGGTTAATTGAGACAATCAGACCGCAGGATTCTAAATACAAGAAATGGTCATTCAGATTAATTAGTAAACCACCTTCCGATGAGAGCGGACAAAGGACATTCGTATTGTGAAGGATAAAATAGAAGCATCAGAGTATTTCGCTATTCTGCCAGAAGCAGTTTTATTCGCACCAATAAGTTCTAATGCAGTAAGACTTTATTGCATATTGAGAAGAAGAGCTGATGAGAAAAATAACAGTTGTTATCCATCTCAAAAGTATCTGGCAACGAATATGTATTGCAGCGTAAGAACAGTGCAGAGAGCGTTAGATGAATTAATTGATATAGGCGCAATAACAGTAGAGCATAGATATTTGGAAGATACAGATGCTTATACTTCAAACATGTATTATTTACATGCCACTATTGCGCAAGGTAGCGCACAGGTGCGTAAGGGTAGCGCAAAGAAGTCGCAAGGGTCTAGCGCTGATGTCGTACAAAACATACCCAATAAACATAGCAAAGAAACAGATACGAAAAAGAAATCACGTAAACGAGATTTACTTTTTGAAGAAATGTGTAGTGGATTAGGTATTGACTGGAATAATGCTACAAAAGGAGAGTTAGGTAAGGTCAATGGCGCACTGAAGCAGCTGCGACAAGTCAAAGCTACTCCAGAGCAGCTTAAAGAAGTAATGAAGTATTATAAGAAAAACTGGAAGGTAACAATATCTGCACCAGCTATTGCTAACAACTGGTCAAAACTTTTATCAGAAATTGAATTAAAAAATCAAGTAGATGAAGTTTATGACTGCAAGAAGAGTGGATGTCAATTTAGAGACTTACAATATCAACATGCAGACTACAAACTTCTATATTGCATTAGATGCGGAATAGAAAAAAAAGTTAAAAAATAATGAAGATACTTCAACTCAAAGAAGAAGATAAAGGTAAACCTAGTGGCGACATTACATCTATGCCAGAATATAAATGGATAAACAACTATAAATGGAAAAGCAATGTGGGATGAACACGAATTAGATGATTTAGATGATGAGCTTACATATCCTTATGGTGGACTGCCACCCAAAGATAGAGCTACAAGAAGGAAGCTGCTACGTGAAGCAGTAATTTTAGAATCTAAAGGAGTATGTGAATGGGCAGAATGCACAAGTCGTGGCACAGACATGGCACACATTACCGCAGCTGGCATGGGTGGTGCAATATCAAGAGATACTTTAGACAACGTTGCATTCTTATGTCATCATCATCACGATGTACTTGACTTCAGAATGTCGGCTAAACAAAGACAATACGCAATAACAGAGATAGTAAGAGCGTATATATTAAGTAATAGAAAAATATAAAAAAAGCTGCACATAGTATCACGAAGTGATACACTATATATGTAATGAAAAAAGATAGAAAGTTTGTTTTAAACGTTGCTGAAGAAGAGGTCAATGTTGAAGATTATAGACATAATCAAAAACTTACTGATGAAGCACAAGCTGATGCTATTGCTGACATAGAAGAGTATGGATATGTTCAGTTTGAGAATCACAAAAAATTTCAATGTGATTTGTGTAACAAAAGAATTACATGGGCATTTGTATTTGAGCATGTAAAGTTCAAAGGAGAAGGACTACTTGCTGGTATGGAATGTGCGACAATACTTGACCACGATACAAACTTTTCTGCGTTACAGACACAAAGACAAAAACATATTAAGTATTTAAAAGCTAAGTTTAATAGAAAAGCTAAAGAGCTTGATTTCAAAAAAGAATATCCAATACTTTATCAAGCAGCTGATTACTTCAAAGATTATGATGGAGTGATTTACGATATATTTAACAAGATACATTATGGTTTATCAGAAAAACAAATTGCTTATATGACCAAACTTGTATTAGAGACATGGGATGCAAGAGTTAAATTTTACAAAGCAGAGTTCGCACCACCTAAACCACCAGCACCTAAGCTAAAAGCTGGCGTTCAAGAATTAGAAGTTACAATCAGTAACTACTACTTACAAGAAAAAGGTTATTACTACGTAGAAAAGGCAGTATTTGAGACAGAAGCTGGTCAAACAATTTTTACAGGTAAGACAAAACAATTAATTAAATATTTACAAGTTGATTTAGATTTATTTGAAGATGATTATGGCATCGATGCGTTCTGGAAACAAGATAAAAAAACTCGTAAGTCATATTTAACACACGACAAAGTTCACTTCGATAAAAAAACAAAAGGTATTTTAAAAATTGAGTTAGGCGATGAGTTCGCAGAAGATAAGTATGGCGGAAAAATTATTGATTTTACTCCGACATTTATAGAAGAGAAGGAAGATTATTTTAATAAAGTATGAGCGCATATAGTAGTTACGATATAGATGGACAACCATTAATACCTAATACAGACATGTATGTATCTCCAGACCTAAAGTATATGGGTTTAGCTGCACTTAATGAAGCTGCTGCTGAATTAGCAAACCTTGCATTTAATGACAGTTCAGTAAATACAGATTTAGTTTCACAAGATATAAACATACTTCTTTATGAAAAACAACACGTGAATTGTTTAGGAAGCTGCACAAAAGACCCATGTTCTTATTTTCACAGATAAAATCACACAGTATGCTACAATTAGAGCATGAAATCTGATAAAGTTTTCATCGTAAGAGCAGTCGCACTGACTGGTCGTATTGAAGTGTTTAGTTTCACTTCTAAATCCGCAGCTGGAATCAAAGTCCGAGAATTAAAAGATGAAGGCGGATATATCATAACTCAAAACGAATTGGAATTACAAAGTTTATCTATTTAGTGTTGCATAATGTGATACAGTCTATATAATTATATTGTAATGATAAATAAGGATGGTAAAAAGATGGCAAAGTTGTTTGTTGTAAAACCAGTTTTAGGAAAAACCAAAAAAGCGTTCCTTGAAGCTAATGGTTTTACAAAACAAAAAGGTCAATGGGTCAAAGAAGGTTCTGAACAAGAGCTTCAAGAATTTTGGGATGAAGTGGATGTTTACAAAAATCCGCAAGCAAGGTTCAAATATCCAAAAGGTTTTAACCATGTAGGTATGCAAAAAACAGAAACTCATGGTTACTATGTCCACAATGACATAGAGTTAGATTTCTACTTAGAAGTAGAAAAAGTAAATCAAGTTGCGATGGCAGCTTAAGGAAGGATGGTATGAATCAAGTAATAGCAAAACTCAAAGGGCAAATCGTAGAACTCTTAGAAGCTGGCGATTTTGTTGGCGCTAAGAATCAATTAGATAAATTAGTGGCAATAGCAGAACCAGCACTGCCAGAGAGAAAGGTAAACAATGGCTAAAATCGAATTAGAAAATAAAGTAAATAGTATTAATAAATTATTTAATTATGAAACTTATAAAGAAGGCGCATATCATTTAGATATAGCTTATGGGGGTTACAGATTAACAAAAATCGTATCAGCTGCTGGCGCAGAAACTGATATATCTCCAAGATTAAAAGCAAGTGAAATGAGAGAATTCCTTGATGGATTTACAAAAGGCGTTCTAGCAATGTATGAAGAAAGGGCAGGTATTAAAGATGGCAAATTCACACACATTGTTTAAGTTAAAACCACTAGATGCTGGTCAACTTAATACAATTAAAAATGCGATAGAGACTTTAAGAATCTATGGCATAGGTTCAGATGCAGTATCTTTAGAGATGGTCAAAGCACAAATAGAAATCAAAAGAAAAGCTGCTGCTAAATAATTATAGTACTTTTGACTATAAATCACACAATGTGATACACTTATATTGTAAGAAAGGATGGTAAAAGGATGGATGAAAAAGTAAAAATACTTTTGAAAAAGTCTAAAGCGTTCAAACAGTTCGCTGACTTCCTTACAGAAAATGGATATACCTACGAAGTTGTAGGTTCTATGGAAGCTGAAACCGACACTGAGAGAAGTTCTAGTGGCGGAGTATTTTATGGATTAGATTTCGTAATGTACCCAGCAGATGTAGAAGTATTCAAAGATGGTAAGGCAGTTGCGTTTGTAAAGCAAGCGTTCAGAACTGGTTACGATTATAAAAAAGGTAAAGATGAGGGTACGATGCCTTATTGGGAATACAAAGAAATGCAAGAAGCAGCATTCGCTGGTAAACAAAGCATAGAAAATACCAAGTTAGAGCTAGAGTATGTTTATTTTTACGAGGAAGAATACACTAGCGATACTTATGGACTTGAGTATTACAAGAATGAATACTATGAGTTCTGGAAGTATGCAAGAGGTAAAACTAAAAGACTAAAAGAACAAGGTTATGCGTTAACGTTTAATAGCGCAAAAACAATGTTCAAAGAACTAGAAGTAGGAGTACAATTCTACAAGTTTAAAAAGTTCTTAGTTACTCAATAAAGGAATATATGATAAAACTATTTATCGAGACATGGCTAATACAAGACTGGAACTGGCGAGGATGGTATTTAGTTGGATTTAGCGGTATTGGATATATATTATATTCAATAATTAAGATGTCTATTATCTCATTCAGACTGAAGCTAGCAGAAAAGAAGTATGCAACTACTCGAATTAGCAACAGTTTAGATGAGATGTATAGAAAACTAGAAGCTGGTATAGAAGTAAAACCAAGTAAATACTTGAAATAAATATCTACACAACTTTTATATAAGCTGCTAGCAGCGTAGTAAGTGATGCGGTTTACGAAAACCACATGAGCGGCACACCTACTACGCTATTTTTATATTAGATGTTGTTTTGTAAACTTAAGGTAGAATAAACAAATGGATAGAGAAAAAGAATACGTTTGGACTAGATTACATTTCTTTCAGTTTGATGCTAACAATCCGAAAGAACACAATTACTCCGAGATAGAAAACTCAATTAAAAGATTTGGATTTATAGAATTACCAGTTGTAAATAAAGTTACTGATACCTTAGTTGCTGGTCATGGAAGAATTGCTGCACTGCAAAACATGGCAGGTCGTGGCGAACCTATGCCTAAGTATCTTAAAAAAGAAGATGATACAAATGAATGGCTTGTACCAACAATAGTTGTTGAGTTTAATACAGATGAAGAAGCAAAAGCATATATAGTTGCATCAAATCAATTAACAATAGATGGCAGCTGGAATGAAGCGCTGCTATTAGATTTACTTCAAGATATTAATGCTGCAACACAAAACTTATTAGGAACTGGTTTTGATTTAGAAGATATTATGCAGATGGAAGAGTTCCAGAATGCACCGCTAAAATTCGATGATGATTTTGGTAAAGAAGTACATTACGTAAAAGTAGAAGCTGATTCAGCAGAACATGCAGAATCAATTAAAGCACAATTAAAAGAGTTAGGTTTTATATGCCAAGTGAAGAGCATCACGAAGTAGTTGTACCAAACGAAATAAGAGAAGCGATGCAAATATATATATCGTTTCTAACTGCTAATTTTTCGTATGAAGAAGGTATTGATGAAGTAGAATTTAAGATGTTTAGAGAATCAATTACAGATAGAATCTTCGGCACTGCTGAATTACCAATTATGGAACGTAATAATATTGGAATATCTGGTAATGATTTTTTTAATGCTGCGTGCATACTGATGACAGATATGTTATATAATGCTACAAGCGGTAACATCCTTGATGCGCAGAACGTTCTGCGAGAAATGGGGATGGCAGTAGTAGATAGCTAGACTAAACAGGTTTTAGTCGTTAACGTAACAGGAGTACGTAACATGGTAGGCAGACCAACTAAACTTACATCTGAATTGACAGAAGAGATAGCACAATATCTTCGTGCTGGTAACTACATAGAGACAACCGCAGCGCTTGTTGGTATAAATCGTGATTCAATATATGAATGGTTAAAGCGTGGCGCTAAAGAACAAGAGAGACTAGCAAAGAATCCAAGAGCTAGATTACGTAAAAGAGAAGCAATTTTTGTTGAATTTTCCGACACAGTAAAAAAGGCACAAGCACAATCTGAAGCAATGTTAGTAGGTCTTATTGGTAAAGCTGCACAAAAGAACTGGACTGCTGCTGCGTGGAGATTAGAGCGTAAATACCCAGATAAATGGGGTAGGACAGAACGTAACGTTGCAACTGCACAAGATGACCCAGTAAAAGAACTAGCAAAACAAATATCGGATTTAAGAGATGATAAATCTTCAGAAGGGTAAACAACTAGATTCTATATTAGATTCGACTTCAAGAATTAACATTTGGCAAGGTTCAGTATCATCTGGTAAGACAATATCTTCATTAATTCGCTGGATAGAGTTTTGTAATAATGGTGCTAAAGGTAATTTACTTATGGTAGGTAAGACTGAAAGAACCTTAAAAAGAAATGTAATTGATGTTTTATCAGAGATACTTGATGGTTCTGGCAGCTTCATTACAAGGACTGGTTCTGGAGAAATACAAATAGGTAATAGAACTATATATATTGTTGGTGCAAATGATGAAAGAGCTGAAGCTAAGATACGTGGACTTACACTTGCTGGCGCTTATGGAGATGAAGTAACACTATGGAGTGAATCGTTTTTTAATATGCTGCTATCACGTTTACGTGTACCCAACGCACAATTATTTTTAACAACTAACCCAGATAGTCCTAATCACTGGTTAAAGAAAAAGTTTTTAGATAGAGAGACCGAACTGGATATAACTAATTTCGCATTTGAATTAGATGATAACCACACGTTAGACCAGAAGTATGTCGAATCATTAAAGGCAGAGT